TCAAATGACATCGTGGCTCATATTAATTTAAATACGCGTATTCAGGAAAGTATAATGAAGGTATACTTCGACATTGGCGCCAACTCCGGCGAGTCGATGTTGCATCATGTTGGAGACGACGCAATTGTGTACGCATTCGAGCCCACGCCCAAATTGGTTGATATCCTAACGGAAAAAACAAAGGACATTAAAAACTATCATATCATTGATAAGGCGGTCGCGGACTACAACGGCAAGTCTATATTTTTCATTTCCGGTGTTGGTGACTGGGGGTGCTCATCCCTGAACACTTTCAATGACAACCTTGATAAAACGTGGCCGGGAAGAACCGGATTTGAAGTGACTGATCAGGTTGAGGTAGATGTTATCCGCCTTGATGATTTTATTGTGGAAAAAAATATCCGAGAAATAGAATTCTTCAAGTGTTCCGCACAGGGCAAGGACATGGATGTCTTGCTTGGCATGGGCGTTCACCTCATGAGGATTAAACAAGGGCAGATTTTGATGCCGATCAACCACGACACAAAACTATATAAGGACTCGAAGTATATATCAAGAGACGTGATTCGTTTACTACAACGGCGTGGGTTTCGTGTGGATAAAACACTGTACAATGACAACCACCATAATGAGGAACACATTTTGTTCAGCAGAATTGGGGATTTACCTGAAATCAAAACCTATGTACCTAAAATCAGAACAGGCGCACCTAGACTCAAAAATAATACAGGAAAACCTCAGGTTGCCGTTGTTTTTTCGGGGCGCGCAACCTGCTACGACGAATCCTATGATTGGTTCGTGAATTTTTCTGACAACTACGACGTAGATTTTTACTGTTCTATAAGTACAGATTTGGATGATTATTATCAGAAGTTCATCGATTTATATAAAATAGAGAATTATGAGTTTGGGAATAAGCCACCGTGTACATATTTCAGCGGAGATCCCAATATATCGTCAATGTTTTACAATTTACAATCAGCAGTCGAGATGATACCTCTGGACGACTATGATATTATTTTGTATTCGAGATCAGACATCGTGTGTTCTCAAGATATAGACCTAACTGTTGCGATGCATCACCCAGATGGCGACAACGTAGTTTTTATCCCGGATGATTTCGATTATACCGGCATTAATGACCAGATGGCATTTGGCACTCCGGCAGCAATGATCAAATATTCACGGGTATTTGATAATATTGGCGAATATATTATAAGAGGGGACCTTACTGTGGGAGATCGTCCGGAGAGAGTTCTCGAGGTCCATATTAACATCGCAGGGTTGAAGGTCGAACGATTTGGACTCGAATACACTCTCAATCCGAAGAGATATGATTATGAGAACGAAAAAAGTCTCGTTTAAAATGTGTGAATAGAATATAAGCGTGTAGTAATGTTTGTGAAAGCGATTATTTTTGATCTCGACGGGGTTCTCTTCGACGGTGTAAACATTCATTTCAAGTCCTTTAATAAGGCATTGTCAAATGTGGATGAGAAATATACGATTTCTTCTGCGGATGAGCATAAATTCAACGGTATTCCCACCAGGATGAAACTTAAAAAATTAACGGAAGAACGTGGTTTGCCATCGGAATGTCACCAACGGGTGTGGGAGCAGAAGCAACATTTTTTCCTCGAAAGCATTTCTTCGCTGGGCAAAGATACTCAGAAAATACACCTGATGTCTGAACTAAAAAAGCTTGGCTATAAAATAGCCGTTGCATCTAACTCGATCGCAGCAACTGTCAAGGATGTTTTGGCTCGCAAGGAACTCACAGAGTACGTGGATTTGTATCTATCCAATGATGACGTGACACACCCGAAACCGGACCCCGAGATTTATATCGAAAGTGTAAAAAGACTAGGCGTAACTCCCCTGGAATGCGTCATCATCGAGGACTCTTTCGTTGGGAAAACAGCTGCAAATGCCAGTGGTTGTCATGTATTCCCGGTCAGAAACCCGGATGATGTTATTCTGGAACATGTGCTCAATTACGTCACATATATCAACAACGGAGGAGACACCAAGAAACTAAACATAGTGATACCGATGGCCGGTCTTGGTTCGAGATTTGCCAATGTGGGATACAAGCTTCCAAAACCACTTATTGATGTTAATGGGACGCCGATGATTCGGGTTGTTGTGGAGAACATGAACATCAATGCTCATTACATATTCATTGCCATGAAGAAACACGTGGAAGAATACGATGTTGAAAATGTCATTAAAGAAGTCACGTGTGGTAATTATACCATTCGCACTATAGACGAGCTCACAGAGGGGGCTGCATGCACGGTGCTTAAAGTACGAGATATTATAGACAACGACAAACCGATTATGCTGGCGAACAGCGACCAGTATCTTGAGTGGGATCCATACGAGTTTCTGGTTAAAACCCAGGGCGTGGACGGTCTCATATCGGTCTTCGAAGCAACCAATCGCAGATGGTCTTTTGCAAAGGTTGATGACAACGGCCGTGTTACGGAAGTTGCCGAGAAAAAGGTGATCTCTAATCTTGCAACCACGGGTCTGTATTACTTCGCCAAGGGATCTCAGTTCGTGAGATGCGCTGATTCGATGATTTCTGCTAATATTCGTACAAATGGGGAATTTTATAACTGTCCGATTTATAACGAAATCATACTGGAAGGAGGCGTTGTGAAGACGCACATGTGCTCGAAAATGTGGGGGTTGGGCGTGCCGGAAGACCTCGAAGTTTTCCTCAAACATCACGCAAAATGATACATGTATTAAAAGATGGTTTGTCGATACGAAGAGATCATCGTATTGACAAGTCAAAGTACATCGGTTTTGATTAACAATCAGGCAAATTTTATTTTATGTATCTGGACGTAATCGCTGCAAACACCGTGTATGAGATGTATGTTCTTCTCTAAATAGTCGGGATCGTCGATCACCTCCGGCATTACGCATACACTTCCTTGGACGAGTTCTTTCCCAGGATATGCCCATATATATCCTGTAGATGTCAAAGTGTAATCGTCAGTATTGTGAAAAAACGTATTGAAATTGTTTTCAACAAGCCATTTCAGAGCGTGAATATTTTTGGCATGGCACCATATAACATTTCTGCGTTTCTCTAAGAAATAATTGTCAATCTCGTATTGCGGGTTGTCATGGCCCAGGTAAATGTTATGACCATCGATCCATACGTCAATTTCCACGTCATATCCCATCGAAATAGCTTTATCTACGTGTTCTGGTGAATTTTCGAATTGGTCTGGACCGTTTGTATTTCCACGGTGAGCGATGAACAGCATTGTATATAACTAGTGGTTATTTATTTAAGTTAATGGCAAAAATAATATAACCAATAGATAAATGGACCTTTTGTTGCTTGCGAAGATCGCCGCAGTGATGCTTATTCTGGATGGTATCTGGATATACTTAATTGCCGGTAATGCATTCTCTTCGATGGTACAAAACATCCAAGGAAGTGCCATGAAAATAAGACCGGCGGGTGCTGTGATTGCATACGCCGCAATGATTTTGTTGTTCAATCAATTCATTACAAAGGAATCGTCCGGATGGGATGCTTTTCTGCTCGGATTTTTAGCGTACAGCATATTCGATGGCACTAACTATGCTTTGTTCGACAAGTATGATCTGAAGACTGCTGTCGTTGATGCTCTATGGGGATCAATCTTGTTCTGGTTGACATCCAAAATCGTATTCCTATGAAAATCGCACCGATTGCCACAAGAAATATATGATAGCCAGACTTATCGCACAGGCGAATATAGCAGCATGTGTGCCTGGGTCAAATGACAATACATCATTTAAATCAGTATTCAACAAGATGTTCGAGATACTCGGCGTCGTATCCCATCAACCACGAACAGAACTTGCCTGAGAGATGTTTGCCGTCCACTCCATGAGTCGAAAACTTTACTTGTGTGGGCAACGAGTGGCTTCCCCGATCGGTCAATACACGACAACCCGCGGTTCCCTTTCCATATGACGCACAAGGAGTGCACCAGTATTTCTTGATCATTGGCTTTGTGACGAGGATTGTACCGTTGTGTTTCTCCGGGATTTCTCTTGGAGTCACCGTGATGTTTATGGGCGGTCTATGAACATCCTTCCGTGTGTACTCGTAATACACCCCGTCTTCATACCATCCATTGTCAATCTTGTCTTCTCTGGTGCTGACCACTCCGCCGATGATTCCCGGGACGAACGTAGACTCGAAGGCCGAACCGAATTGACCGGTGAACAGACCCGTGAAAGCATAACGTATCTGATCCGGAACCACGGAATATCCGGCGAACCTCACCAATTTACTGTTTTCGTTGCTACGTTTGTCGACCTGAATTGGAGGTTGGTTGCTCTCCCAGTCGAATTTCTTTACATCGCTCTCGACATTGATGTTTTCCGGCGTGTAATCTTTACGAATGCATAGGCAGAACCATCTATGACGACAGTGATGAGCGCCGACTGCAGATGCACGGCAACATGCCCATTTGCAGTTATAGCCGATCCTATCCATGGTTTGAATGACCACGTCCAAGTTATATTTGTGGCTCAACATGTGAGAGTTCTCCAGAAATACGATCTTCGGCATGTATTCCTCTGTGATCCTCACGACTTCCGAGAACAGACCTGATTCCTTGTGTTCGAATCCCGTGCGATTTCCTGCATTGCTGAAACCAGTACAAGGGAAACCCGCGGTGATCATGTCTATTTCTTCGTCAAAATCGTTCTTGATGAATCGAGTCACGTCTTTGAATAGTTTGCCATCGGGAAATTTTTTGGTCAGAAAATCTTGAGCATCCTTGTCGATCTCGACGAACGCCACCGGTGTAGCGATTCCGCGAAGTCCATGAGTGATACCCGCGATGCCGGCGAACAACTCGAGTGTACGAAAAGTCATTGTATGATAATACGTACATAAAATAGCTTGTTTTTAAACGCACATGATGTATAAAATATGTTTTGTATATCGTCAACTGTTGCCAACCTTTCGATAAGTCATCTGCGAGGTGCGGCCAGTTGTGTTAAAGCTCCTCCCATTATAACAATATCAAATGTTTATTTCATGCGATGGTGTACTCAGGATGAGCTTTCAGCTTGGCATCGGTCAAACCGGTGTCTTCACGAGCTTCTTTTAGAGATTTATACACTTTACCGGATACATGAGTAACGATACGTCCTCGGCTCTTGATTTTTTCAAGACGTGGCGCGAGATTAGATTTCAGTTCTCGAAGAGAGACGAACCGCGAGTGACCGTTACAGTTCTCCATGAATACTCGTGCATATTTGCCAGATGCATCCACGACGAGTGGGAATTTGCGATCCTTTGATACCACCTTGTTGTCGATCATCAGGTATTTGGGATAATTGATAATATCCATACTGTGGTATCACGTTTTATTGTTTGTTAAATTGATTGTTCAAGAAAACTCGGTTTGTCGATACGAAATATCTTCATAACGACAAAATGCTTGATTAAATAAATAAAAAATAATATTGTTATAGAATAGATAATATGGGAGGTGGGCTTATCCAACTCGTGGCTTATGGTGCACAAGATGTGTACCTGACCGGTTCACCACAGCGAACATTTTGGAAGGAGAGATTTTCTAGATACAGCAATTTCGCGCTCGAATCCATAGAACAAGACATACGGGGCGCCATTGGATCGAATCAAGAAATCACGTTCGTATTGAAACGGAATGGTGACCTGGTTTCTTCTATAAACTTGGAAATTACTATGCAAAGAGGACCTTCTGCCCCCGAAGATCCTTATCCATTTTATTCGTGCGAACAACTCATCGACTCGACCGAAATATATATCGGAGGGCAGAAGGTAGCGGAGTTCGGGCACGAATGGTTCAGGATGTACTGGGAACTCCTATATACCTTAGAAGAGGAGATTTCTTACACAAATATGGCAAACTGGGGAAACGAGAATGAAGGATATATAAGAACGTTTCAGCTCCCGCTCCCTATCTGGTTCAACGCTTTGAATGTTGGAAAATCTCTTCCTCTTATTTCTCTTCAGTATCACGAGGTGGAATTCAAGATAAAATTGTGTGATCTCAACAATATCCCTGGAATAAACCCAGAGTATATCCCAAAAATTAGAGCCTTTGCAAATTACACGTTTCTGGATTCTCCCGAGAGAATATGGTTCGCGTCGAATCCTCACGAATACATCATTCAACAAGTCCAGACAAACATATTCAATATAACTATAGACGAAACCGGTCGTGATTACAATCTTAATTTGAATTTCAATCACCCATGCTCGTCTTTGATCTGGTGCTTCACCCCAGGGACGGCATACCACGGACGTTACACGTCTGAACCAGGCGAGCAAGACTCTGAAGTTCTTTCGGTGTTGGATTCTGCGACATTGTATCTCAACGGCGTAGAACGATTTGCCACTAGACGCGGTTCTTATTTTTCGAACGAGGCCACGTGGACTGGTTTCTCAGGGGCATACACGTCTTCCGGGGTGTACGCTTATCCGTTTGGCATGGCATGTGACAAGTCAGAGCCGTGTGGAACGTGTAACTTCTCCCGTCTGGACACGGCAACGCTTCGGATCCGCACCAAGGCGGCAGTTGTCCAGGACACATCAGTCGCCGGTAACGTCACGGAGAGCATGACCACCGTAGAGTCTAATATATTGAACACGGTTATCGTACATGCCCCGAACTTTAACGTTCTGAGAATACAATCGGGGATGGGAGGCCTTGCTTATTCTTCTTGATTTGTGTATTATAAATACATTTCTTTCAAAATCTTACATGGATTTTTGAATGTAATAAAATTATATGTGTATTTAATACACTATGGATCTTCCGCAGACTATGTTGAGAGCAACATTGTATACCAATTTTTTTAACGGAAATGTAATCACATCAAGAGACATCGCGGCACATACTATTGTGGCGGATAACGTGACTGCGAATAATGTAAATATCACGGCAAATGTAGGGGGCAATTTGACTGCCAACAACTTCATAGGTAATATCACGAGTGTTTTGGCAAACATTGGAAATCTGGCCACGGGACAAATCAACGTAGCAGGAAACGTCGTGTTGTCTCCGGGGAAGAGCATATTCGCATCTCAGATGCCGTTTTTTTGGACCTCGTCTATCCACGGAAATCCAGCGACGGGAGCTAATTTAATTTATACCGGCGACATGGTGGGTGATGCAACGTATATCGATGCTCAATTTGGAGTTCGTCTGACCCGGGCGGTCAACGCTGTTACTGGTTCGGCCAAGTGGAATGTAACCGATTTTGATTTTACAAAGGATTTTAATCTTAGGTCGTTTATTTACATGGGATCTGGAGCTGACGGTATATGGATGGGTGTTGGTGCTTCTGACCCCGGAACTGGAATCAACTACCAGGGTAATACAGGAGGACGTGCCGCGCGATTGTGGACGTATACGTATGACTATTGTGAAATGTTTGGAGGCAACGGTCAGCGAATTGGGCAGCTTCAGAATAACAACGCAAACCTCCAGAACTTGTGGATCGCTGCTGATCTGACTATAAGGACGATTGGAAATCGAAAATACATGCACATATTCGCGAACAATCAGTTGCAAAACGCGGTCGACATCACATCATGGGTGCCAGGAGGTCAATACATATATTTGGGGTCTTCGACCGGCGGCGCGAACGCTTTGCATTACTGCAACCATGTTGAACTAAAGTATATTTAATCACGTTAATTTTATTTCTTTATCGACGTTGTCCACGACGTCAGTGTAAAATTTCTTGCTGTCGTGAGGAAGCTTGTACATTCGGTGATCGCCGCTTGCACACATCTTTATCACGTCGGCGGCGGGGATCGGTGCGTCTTTCTTCTTACCGGTATCGAACGCGGGTCGCGATAGCTCGTTCATGTTTCGTTGAATTTCTTTTGGCATGTATTGGATGTGATACGTGTCGTCATATACATCTGCGTTCTTCACCAGATATTCGTTTCGATATTTCTTCAGATCCTTGGCGACTTCTTTCCCAGTGACGGGATCTTTGTGCAACACTGTGTTTTTATCGGGATCGTACTTTATATATTGTTTGTCCGCGCATGTGCCACGCGTATATTTGAACAATATTGCAGGAATTTCCTGAGGATCCGCGTATTTTAGTTCTCGGACGCAGTCGGGGTTCTTGACGGCATCGTATACCGCGGACACGACGGACTTATCGGGAACCGTGAGATTGATGGTGATGTTTGTCATATGTAGATTTCCGTTGTTGGTGAAATGATCACCTGTTGTTATACAATTTGTAGAGTTATCAACAGAGGCAACATACTCTCGTTCCAGGATAAATTTTTCACATGTACTAGACATTGTATGACCACATGAAACTTTCTTGTGTTTGCATGCATTTCCACTAGATAGTGTTTCGTAACCACAACCACATGTGTATAAAATACCTGTGAATGTCTTCATGACGCAACGTTTGATAAGATATATTAAATTAATTTTAGGAAAAAAAAGTCGAACTACCCTATACTACACTATACCATAGTGCCACGGCACGCTACACTATCCTTT